GTCTTACGCTCGTCCCTAATCATAATAATAGACATGGAAAAGCAATTCCTACCCCTCGAGTCGGGGAAATCAATTCTCTTCAACACGTACTAGCCTCTTCGGAGGGTGTTGAAGCCCTTAACCGTTCTTGTAAAGAACATGTGCAGTTACATGGTTTATTCTATTTCACTGCCAAGTGTAGTTGTTTCAATGTTGACTTAATTGTCTCAAAGAACGACACGCACGAAGCCAAAGTAGATCCGTCTTCGGATGCTACTATTGTCGATGAAGTACTATTTACTGAAAGCGATTATTTCTCGATTTCACAACAGACAGGGATGTCGGTTGATGAAATTACGAAATTATTTGCTTCAGTTATAGATCTCTTTAAAGACATACCTTCAAAGGTTAAAGACTTCGACGGTCTTGACATTCCCAGTTTACTTACCTCCATTATTTCATATGGTGTGTCATTGTATACTGGTTCCTCGCTTGCAAATTATGTTGCGAGCACCGTAAGTTTTATTTTAAGTATTTGCCCAAAAGTGTCTCATGCACTTGATCTTGCTAAGAACTTTATAGTTTCAAATTTTAATTACTTAGTATCCTGGGTCAAGGGGGTAACTTTACAAACAGAAAGTGGCATTAGTGTCGTACAGTCTGTATTGTCTGGTCTACTTTCTAACCCATTTTGCGTTAGTTTTAGAGATATGATACTTTCATTAGTCTCAGCACGCATTTTCAGCAAAGATGTTTCAAGCAACATTTCAAGGATTTTCGGAAAGCCTAAAGCTATGTCCCTAATTGAAGTTTGTTCTGTTGTCGTAGAAGGCATATCCAATATGATTAAGTTTGCGTCCATGTTAATACAGGGCCATTCTTTCTCAGAGATTTGGAACGCTAGTGATCCACTAGCCGCCTTTATCAGTGAATCTCAAGAGCTCCTTAAGTACAAAGACCACCTTAATCGTGGTTTTCGCGTTGAGGGGTATATGTTATATTCTGATTTTATACTTAAAGCTCAAGAATTAATTGATGCTTCAAAGTCTATTATTTCATCTAAGAGTCCATATGACGCTAATATTAAGACAGCTAAACAACTAACACAGGACCTCGTGAATGCCACTATAGAAGTGGATCGCATCGTGAACTCACAAAAGAGGATACCCCCTTATGCTTTTGTTCTATGTGGACCTCCTGGAATTGGGAAGTCTCATCTCCTTTCTCTCATATATGAGATTTATGGAGAAGCAGTAGGCAAGCCTTTTGAGGATTCACAAG